CCATTCTCTTTTTGGCCGCTTCCATACCTTCAGTAATACTTTTTATGGTCGCGTCCATCGCTTCGATAGATTTTGCGGTCGAAGCCGTGGTCTCGCCATGTTTCTTAAGTTCTTCTGCCTGTTTGGTCAGGAGCTCCTTCATATTGCCCTTGTAGGTTTCAAGGAGTTCCTGAAGTTCTTTGAGTTCCATTATTGTTCAACTCCTTCATGAATTGTTTTTGCGAACGAACGGAAAGATTCGAGTATGGCCTGCTCCTCCTCGAACTCTTTCGCAACGTTCAATGTTTTGAGCATTTCCCTGATTTCATCGTCCGAGTGGTCACCCGGCTCGGAAGTCGGTTCTGCGGCTCCTGATTTCTGAGTGCCTGTGGGCGGCTCGTCCCCCAGGAGTGCTTTGAGGTTGTTTATTGTTTCACGCAATTCTTTCTTTTCACTTTCAGAGAGTCCTACCGTCTCCATTCTGTTCCGCAAGATTGAAAAAAGTTTTGATGTACCGATTTCATTCGAGTTTTTTGCGCCGGTTATGACTGCAAGAGAATTCATTCCCCAGGCAACGACGCTTGCCTCGAAAAGCTCCAATTCCTCAAGTATTCGAATATCTGGCTCTTTTTCTCCCTCTTTCGCATAAGAATATTTGACAGTTCTGTATCCTATCGAAAGAGCGTCAAGTATTCCATCCTTGATCTTCTCTCTAACTTCCTGTGCACGATTCGACTTAGAAAGGCGAGCTTTGATCCAGAGCCCGAATTCATCTTCTTTTGCCTCTTCAACAACCCCAATTATGTCTTCGCTGGACCTCCATCCGTTGTGGAAATCGACGAATTTGATTCTCTTGAGAGGTAGCTTTTCAATGATCGTCTTTTTGAAGGCTCCGGGGATTATCTTGTCTCCGCCATCGTCAACATTGTTGAAAACAGCCGCGTACCCTTCGATGTACCCTGGGCCGTCCTCTTCTTCGATCACTTTCATCTGAGCCTGTTTGGGTTTCAAAACCTTTACTTCAATATCACCCATATCATCACCTCATTCGATAACTTCGTATTCTTCGACGCACCGGCAATTGATTACCTCGCCAGCCGATCCGCCCTGGTCGCCTGGGTACATCAACCCGTTGCTGTATGGTTCATTGAACAGTCTGGTCTCACCGTCCAGCGAGTCGTGGGAGTCTCGAACCCTCGAATCTCTGGACGAGATCCACGTCTTTGTGAGGGGCATTCCTGTTTGAGCCGCCCCTTCCCTGTTCCCGAAATTCGCCGCCCCGCCAGTCTCGGTTCTGGCTATCATGACCGAGCGATATTCAGTCATTGCGCTGTCTCCGAGGCCGCGCCACGAATCGTATTTATCCTGAATCCTTTTCGCGATCTGGGCGCTGGTTAATTCCTCGCTCATGCCCCGGGAGATCTCTCGCGCTATCGCGTCCTGAGTGGTAGCCAACATCCGCGTGATCTTCCTGGCCGCCACAGCCGCGATCCATGTCTGAACGTTCGCCGCGAACGGGTCGAAAACAAACTTCTTTTCTGGTGCACCGCGAGACTTCCCGACCAGCCGGGTTGCCGAGCGTGTGGCGAAGAACTCAATTATTGCCATGTACGCACTTTTGAGAAGGACTTCCCAGTCTTTCTTCTGCGCAATCACGGCGGCGAGAGCCCCGGATTCTCCGCTCTCTTCGTATGCGGCTACAACAACGCTCGATTCGTCCTTGAACCGATCGACTATCTTCTCCGCGACTTTCGATTCCCATTCTCTGCGCGTGGAGTCTCTGGCTTTCCAGAGCGCCGTCTTTTCTTCTTCCGTAAGCGCTTTGACTTCGTGAGGTTTGCTGCTCATGAAACCGAAAGACGGCTTTGGAGATTCACCGCCCGGTATATCGTTGAATCCGAGATTCAATCTCTGATTGATGTCGTTGAACGGCACACCCATGTTATACAGATGCGTGGCCGTCTGGACTTTCTGAACCAGATTGTCTTGTAGAGCCGGGACGTTCGAGAGATCATACATGACTCGAAGATTGTTCGGCTGCGCCATGTCTGAAGCCGCCGGGTCCCACCAGCGAACGAGCGAGAGATTCAAAGTCTCTTGGATATCGACTAGCAGCGGGATGATCGTGTCTTCCCAGAATATCGTTCTGGCGGTAGTCATATTGTTGTACGTAGTCCTTTCGAGTGAGAGAAGAACTACCGGGACTCCGAAGACTGCCGCTATCTCGGACACGTGGAACTTCCTGCTTTCGAGAAAGTCCATCTCCTGCGGAGTCATACCCATAGGCGTCCATTGCATCCCGCCCGTGACTACCCACGGAGCACCTGCGTTCGACGATCCGACGTGTTGATCCCAGACCTGAGACTTGAGCTCGTCGTACTGATCGCCTGTGACTATGAGATCCGCCGGTGTGGAAAACACGCCCGATGTCACGGCGCGATTCTGAAGGCTGGCCTTGTTCCAGTCCACGGCTTCGTTGTCGGTATCGACTACGCGAGCGGCGGCCTGAAGTGGCGAGATGCCCCAGAATATGGACGACGGATCGGGATACATGAGGTGGACTATTTTTCGAGGATCTAGTTTTTCTGGATTGCCAGGTTGAATTTTGTACTCATAATACTGAATCCAACCATCTACACTTGGGACAGGTTTTATCTTGTCCGGGTGCAGGGGATACAGTTCGAAAGGCTTCTCATTTACACCAGAGCCGACAGTATTGATATACCACAATGCGTTGCCCCCGAGATCGAGATGATAGACAAGTCGCTCGAAGAGATCTTGACCACTCATGAAAGTGTTGGCCTTCGCGAGAAGAATCTCCAGCGGGTGGTTTCTGATCCTCTCCCAGTCGCCGTTCTTTGTCTGTTGTTCTACGTGCCACGGCACGGAAGCTATCGCTGCGGCCTTTCTTCGTATGCACGCATAGACCCAGTTGGAGGCTTTGAGTCCTGAAGTTATGGCGTTTTCCGTTGTCCAATCTGAGTACACCGGCCTCCCGGACTGCGAGGAGGGGATAATCTGTATTCGTCTCTTTCCGGTCGCCGCTTTGAAAAGCCAACCGGCTATTGCCTGTCGTATGCCCACGTTGCCACCTCCTAAGTCCGTGGCCCAGCTTTGCCGATGAAGATTGTCTTCTGACTCCTCAACGGTTCGATCGCATATCTGAGAGCTGCGATAGCGTCGTCTTTGAACTCTATCGGTTCGTCCAGGACATTGCCGTCTTTGTCTTTCTTGTAGCTGTATTGCTGCATCTCGGCAAGAATGTTTGGACAATTCTTCGAGATGTGAATTTTGTGGCGCTTGAGCCAGTCGATACCGTCCTTGACTGAACCTGCGCCCTTCACAGACGGCACGACGTTGAAGCCCGCCTGCCTGAACTCTTTGATTCTCGCTGGCTCGGCGCTGTCTGCCGTGATTTGCTTGCGCTTGTCCGTGAGCTTCGCGATTTCCCGTATGAGTTCGGCGTTAGTCAAGCCAGTCTCATACAGCTCGTCGAAGACGTACAGTTCATCGTCTTTCATTCCCACGCGGACGAGAGCCGAGGGATGATTGAAGCCGAAGTCGAGACCCTGATAGACAGCGTCAAAGTCTTGTTCTTTGTACGGGATATCTTCGAACACGTAGTTGTGGAAGACGAGGTTTCCGAGCACTCCCCACTCGCCGAGCCCGTAAATTTGATAGTATGTGTAATCCTGATTTTTCAAGTCTTCGATAACCTTCTTGTATTCATCGTCAAGAAAGCGGTTGTCCTTGTATGTCGATTTGTGGATGACACAGTTTTCTTTCGGTGCATCGAAGAAAAACGACTTGAGCCAGCTCAAAGCCGAGACTGGATTGAATGTCATCGTGATCTGCAACGGCCACTGAGTCTTGCCCCTGAGCCTGAGATCTAGTTGTTGAAAGTCTTCCTGTGTAATCTCGCTCGCTTCTTCGACCCAAATGTCCGTGATGCCTGCAATCGACTTGAGCTTCTCCACGTCGTCGAGGCCGGTAAAGATGACTTGATTGCCATTCAGACAGCCGATCTCCATGTCGGACTTGTTGACTTTGAAAAGTCCGAGAACCTTCCAGCTTCGAAGAATGGCCATGATGAGTGCAAACGTCGAGTGCCTGTTTGTCTTGGCTACTTTCCTGACTATGAGAAACTTGTGACCTTTTTCCTTCATTGCGCGAAGAACGAGTCTCTGGGCGATGAACATTGACTTGCCCGAACCTGCACCGCCGTAGAATATCTCATAGCGTGAGCGGTTGTCGAGATACGGCTTGAAAGCCTTGTTGAATATACGAGTGTGGATCTTAATCGCCATCTTCAACCACGTCCACAGTGATGTCGAGACTGCCAGAGTGAGCCATCTCTTGCTTGTCTGTCTGGCCGAGGTACTGTTTGCCGAGCCAAACTAGCATTGTGTTGTTGCCTTTTTCTGCGGCCTTCCACTGTAATCGCCTTAGAGACATCTTCCCGTTGTCCATTCCGTTTTTATATATACGACAAAATTCTTTGTCCCTTTGAAGAGTCCTTGTCGATATGCCAAGAATCGAGCTGATTTCTTCTTGTGTACACTGAATATAGGCCAGCTTCTCGACAAGCTCATAGTCTATTTTCTTTTTCGGTCTGCCAGCCATAAAATCACTTCCTTATCAGTTTTGCTTTCTCCCCTGTGTATTCTTCCCAGCGCTTTACGATTACATCGCAGTATCGCTCGTCAATTTCTATCATGTAGCAGATGCGGTTGAGCTGTTCACAAGCTATGAGTGTTGAGCCTGAGCCGCCGAATAAGTCGAGTACCAAATCCGCTTTGTGGTTTTGAATAGCGCGTTTTGCCAACTCCACCGGCTTCTGTGTGGGATGGTATTCATTCACCAACGCTCTGTCAACGTCCCACACCGTTACTTCGTTTTTCGGCCCACACCAATTTACCGTCTTTCCTTTTTTGTAGCAATAATAACAAGGCTCGTGCTTTTGTTTGTACTGTGCCGACAACGCGCCGAATTGTGCATGGTTTTTATTCCAAACTATCTCACAACGAATGACCCAATCTGCGGCTGCGGCTGCGGCTGCGGCTGCGGCTGCGGCTGCTATCCCTTTCACCCCTGCGTGCCAAAGATACAAAGCCGCTTCGTTCGTCGAGAAATCGCGTGCCATTTTGCAGCAAGGCTCGTACAAATCGGTGGTATCATCGCCCGCTAATTTGTTTCGTAGTTTAGTGCCGCCATCGTAATTCACCCCATAAGGTGGATCAGTAAACACCATGTCCGCTTTCTTTCCATCCATCAGCTTCTCGACATCCTCTTTGATGGTCGAATCTCCGCACATCAAACGATGCTTTCCAAGCAAGTAGATGTCTCCTCGCTTTGTCTTGGGTTCTTCAATTTCCTCTATTGCAGCATCTGCGTCGAAGCCGTCCTCTTCTGGTTCTTTATCAAACGTGATGAGATCCGCTATCTCGTCAAGGTCGAATCCAGTCAGCTCTATGTCAAAGTCGCCTGTGTCGATGTCTATCAACAAGTCTTTCAGCTTTGGAAAGTCCCACTCGCCAGAGATTTTATTCAAAGCTACATTTAGAGCTTTCTCCTTCGCATCGCTGAGGTCAACCACCACGACATCAACTTCTTCTATCCCAAGCTCGCGTAGTGCCTTGAGTCTTTGATTCCCGCCCACGATGAAGCCTGTTCGCTTATTCCAAATAATAGGTTCTACATAACCGAACGCGGAGATGGAACGTTTGAGCTTGGCTAATTCTTTGTCGTCAATTTTTCGCGGGTTATATGGAGCGAATTTCAAATCAGATACTTTCATTCTTTCGATGTTCACTTTCTCCCCTCCCTCTCCTTCTCATACTCTCTATCAATCTTTTCCCTTCTCGCCGCATACAACCGCATACATCGCCATGAACAGAACTCGGCGCCAGACTCCATCTTGTGCCAGTGATGATTCATAGTCGTGATTTTGCCGCAGTAGTCGCACCTGAATACCGTCAAAGTGACCTCCAAAAGAAAGGGAGCCCGAAGGCTCCCGTGTGCGGAAGGAAGAGTTTACACAATACTCACCCGAAGGTGGCTGGATGCGGGAGCTGGAATCGAACCAGCCTATGCTGCTTATGAGACAGCCGAGC